TGACAACATGGAGGTTGATTGGTGTGCCCCAGAGATCTTTCCTGACCTGACATCCTGCAAAGATATTGCGATTGACCTAGAGACCTGTGATCCAAACATCAAAACGTTGGGACCTGGATGGGCTCGAGGCGAGGGTTATGTTGTGGGAATAGCTGTGGCTGCGGGGGATTTTGTGGGTTACTTTCCCATTCGTCACGAGAACAACGGTAACATTGACCCAAAGATTGTATTTAAATGGTTACAAAAACAACTAGATACGCCACATATTAATAAAATTTTTCACAATGCAACCTACGATTTGGGCTGGTTAAGGCACGAGGGCATCGAAGTTAAAGGCAGGATCATAGACACGATGGTCGCTGCGCCTTTGTTGAATGAGAACAGGTTCAGTTACAGTCTAGATAGCGTAGGCCGTGAGTATACCGGCGAGCGTAAGAACGAAAAGTTATTAAAAACTGCTGCTAAGAACTGGGGCATTGATCCCAAGTCTGAGATGTGGAAACTACCGGCTAAGTTTGTTGGTCAGTATGCGGAGCAAGATGCTGCCATGACCTTGAATCTTTGGAGGGTGTTTGAAAAAGAGTTGGTGCGCGAAGAGCTAACCTCTATCTTTGAGTTGGAAACAGGTCTAATACCCTTGATGCTGGACATGCGACAGAAGGGTGTGTTGGTTGATTTAGATAAGGCAGAGCAAACCAAAAAACTTTTACGTGAGCAAGAAGAGCAGATTAGAAAAGAGATCAAAAGGAACACAGGCGTTTTGGTTGAGCCTTGGGTGGCGACTAGCGTTGCCTCTGTTCTTGAACACTACGGCATCGAATACAAAACAACAGGTAAAACGAACCAGCCCTCAATTACAAAAGCGTATCTGCAATCAATACCGCACGAGGTCGCGGGACAAATACTTAAACTAAGAGAACTGAACAAAGCGAACAGCACGTTCATTGATTCGATCCTGCGTTATCAGCACAACGGTAGGATTCATTGTGAGTTTCATCAGTTGCGTAGCGACGACGGTGGGACGATAACGGGACGTTTCAGTTCGAGCAATCCAAACCTACAACAGATTCCCGCTCGTGACCCTGATTTAAAGAGAGCAATTCGTGGACTATTTATTCCAGAGCCGGGTGACCAGTGGGGCTCGTTCGATTACTCAAGCCAAGAACCTCGACTGTTAGTCCACTACTGCCACGTTCTATCAAACAACTTATCTGAATACTCTGGAATACAAACCATCGTTGATGCATACCAAGAAGAAGACGTGGACTTTCATCAAATAGTTGCAGACATGGCAGGGATCGGGCGTAAAGAAGCCAAGACCGTAAACCTTGGAATCATGTATGGCATGGGTCGGGGCAAACTAGCAAACACGCTCGACATCACTGAAGATGAAGCCAAAGAATTGTTGAACACATACCATGACAAAGTGCCTTTCGTTAAACAATTGGCAGACTCTGCTTCATCCAGAGCAACAAAGCATGGTCGGATACGCACCCTGTTGGGACGTAAGTGTCGCTTCGATCTGTGGGAACCAACAACATTTGCTTACAATAAACCGCTTCCGTTAGAAGAAGCTAAGAAAGAGTATGGCCCAGGCATACGTAGAGCGTTTACTTATAAGGCTCTCAACAAGCTTATACAAGGCTCCGCAGCCGATCAAACGAAGAAAGCAATGGCTGAGTGCTACAAAGAAGGATTAGTCCCTCTACTGACCGTACACGACGAATTGTGCTTCAGTATCAGTTCTGAAGAGCAAGCATCAAGAATCAAAGATATTATGGAAACGTGTGTCGATCTTTCTGTACCAAGCAAGGTAGACCAAGAGTTGGGTGACAACTGGGGCGAGGTTGGATGAACCTTGAAGCTTGTCCCATCACAATTACTGAAGCCAATGACTTCGTTGCAGAACATCACCGGCACAGTAAGAAAACACAGGGCGGTCGCTTTGCAATCGGTGCTATCTACAACAATCAGCTTGTGGCTGTGGCTATTGTTGCCAGACCAGTGGCAAGAAGAGCGGACGATAGGTATACAGCAGAGATCAGGCGGTTGTGTGCCTGTCCTGATGCTCCCAAGAATGCTTGTTCCTTTCTGTATGCACGATGCTGGAGGATCTGGCAGCAGATGGGTGGCACAAGAATGATCACGTTTACACTACAAAGTGAGAGCGGATCAAGTCTTCGTGGTGCCGGTTGGAAGATAACTGGAGAGAATAAAGCACAGACTTGGGACGTTCCAAGCAGAAGCCGTGAACCTCAAGACGTATACTATCAGGACAAGTTTCGTTGGGAGCCCTAGGCTGCCTCATAATCATCAGGTGTCAAAGGATTGTACTCAAACAAACAATTCTTTCGACAGAACCAATCAACCTCTTCACGAGCCATCTCACAAGCTTTAGTAAACATGTAATCTTGGCTTGCGTAAACAAGAACTAATTCCCATTCCATTTGAGTGCGGGTTTTGTCACCCATCATCACGTCTTTTACATCGGTCATATCGATCTTCATTTCACTCTCCAAAGTCTGACGAATCTTCGCCTGTTTCCATCATGTCTCGTAAACGCTCTGCTCGAGCACCCACCTGAGATGCCCAACGGCTGTCCATCATCTGGATTGATGCCTCTTTGTAGTCCCCTTCATCCAGAGCTTGGATCATCTTTTTAAACTGTTGGAAGCGGGGCATCCCAAGGTTGAACACCATATCAATCACAACACGTTGACGCACTTCATCAAGGTCAGGATACCAATCAAACGTTCTGACCAGTTCGTCGGTGGCGATGTTAACATCGTTGTTGAGGATGTAGTCGATCTCATCGTCGGACAGTCCTCGTTCCTCGATGTTCCTACCCACGCCTATGGTCAAGTATCCGGCTGTACATTGGTATGGTTTTCTCTCAACCCCTTCATGTAACCGGAGTTGTGCGAAAAGTTTTTGTCTATCCACGTCTTGTCTCCAAGTCTTGTGCTAACTGCTGTGTTCGCAAATTAGGAACTAAAGTGGGTGAGGTTCTTGGTATGGCTGCCACGGCTTGTGTTGGTGCGGCCACTGGTGCTTGAACTGGAGCCACGGCTTGTGGCTGTGTAGGTGTAGGTGCAACAGACTGTGCAGGTGCAGGTGTCTGTATTGTAGTTTCAGGAACAAATAGGTTTTCTGGCATTTCTTCTGGTTCTTGAACAGTTAAATCTCTACCACGAAGCTCTCGAGCAATATCAAATAGTTCGGTGTTTGGCAGTCGAGTAACGATACGAGGCTGTTTTAAGTAGTTAGCTTCTCTGGCTATATCCTGTCTAACTTTTCCACTGACACGGAACGGTTCAAATTTTCCTCTCATCACAGCGTTAAGTTCTCTGTTACCCATGCCTGTTTGTTTTTTAAGAGCGAACCGTATTTTTTGGTCACTCATGCCTAGCTCTCTGGCGGCATCAACAACCTGTTTTAATTGTGCTTGTGCTCGGAACAAATCTTCATTTGTTCTTTTGTAAGCGTTCACAATCTCTTCTTCTGTAGAATCATTTCGTTTAGCGATAGAGCTAAAATTACCAACGGCATCGGATCGTAAATCAGTGTACTCATATCCTCGATAGAATAATGTGTTTGGAAGATCTACATCCATTCTTCTAAAGCCAGTAAACGCAGTTAAAAGTTCTTCTTTTCCAGTGCTCTCTTGTCCTTGTCTGCCGGGTATGTCAGCCAGTGCTCTAGTCACTCTGCCTGGGACAAACTCACCCCCTCTTTCCAACACAAACTGTTCGACTAAACCGGGGTTGAAACCGCCAAGAATATGATTAAAACTCTTTCTTAACTGTTCTCCAGAGCTTTCTGACTTACCGTATATCTCGGCTCCAAACCCTGTTTTTCCACCACGTCCAAAATAATTCTGCGGTAAAACATCTTGTAGTCTTTCCGCTATTAAAGACTCTCCCGCAAACGGTTCAAAAAATGTTTTTATACCTTGGAACAAACCAGCCGATAGGTTAGCAACCTCGTTCTCACTAACCTCTCCTTTCTCTCCATACACGCGGAGAGCTTGTCTTGCTGGAGCTAGAGCAAAGTCATACGGGTTCATATAACTAAAATCAATGTATTGCATTTTACCGTCTTTAGACTTTTCTAACGGTATCAATACGTGACCTCTCATGTACTCTGGAACCACTTTTTGTAAGGCATTCATCTCTTCTTCTGATGTGTCTGTAAGACGCATAGCAGATTTTTGTGCGGCTAGTGGAATAGCGTAAGCAGAACTCACATAAGCGGTCAGTCTTCCTGCACCAATTGCTCTGATTTCTTTTTCTAGTTGACGAGCGTTTTTTGGACCTATCTTTCT